ACTAATACATCACCCTTCTTAAAGGGCATTCCTTCAGTGTTAGCTTTCTTTAAATTATCTGGTGTGGATGAAGGAGAAAATTCTGTACCAATGGGATATTTGGCATCATAAATGCTCATTTCTGTAAGTATTTTCTCAAATCTGGATTGAAATACAGATTTTTTATCATATGATTTAAAGGTCAGCATATTACTCCTAAAAGGTTATAACTATCTCCGAATATTTATAATCAACTGACTCTTGGTGGTTCTGGTTCTGGAAGGTTCTTTTTGACAGTTGCTACAAAAATTTCTTCATCAATAGCCTGCCAGCCCATCATACTGTCTGGATCACTTAAAGGTACAGAAAATATATTACCGTGCTGGTCTTCCATTATGTACATTAATTCGTTATTGTGGGTGTGAGAATTATCTGTAATCAACATACAATGTATCATTACCTGTAATTCTGGATAGACATAGTATCCGCCGACTTCAAAGTCTTGGATATATTGTGGGGGTAGGGATTGTTTGTGCTCTTCTTCCTTTTCTTGACGGTAGTCTGAAAGGTTTATTATGTTATTCTTTTTCACCTGTTACCTGTAATGGAAATTCGTTTTCTTTTGCGGATGTTAAAACCTCCCATATTTTCTGTTCTGCCAGCTGATACTCATATATTCCTGCAATTGCAGATCCTAATTTATGAACTTCAAGAGTGAGGGATTGAGCATCAATTTCTGTTCTGTTGAAAAATTCCATCAGTGACCAAGTAACAAACTCCATTGGTGTATAATCATCATTATGATAAATGACTTTGTAGTTTCTTGGTGGTTCAGCCTTTTTAGGCTTCTTTACTGTACTAGAACCATTACGATCAATAACTGTGATATTATCTTTCATAGTTACTTTTTAAATTTTTTGTTTCTATTCATAATCAAATCCAGTGAAATCTTTTTTATTGAATTTACCACCAGTTGCTATGTCAAAAGATGGTGTGTCATCTTTTGTTTGACCAGTATCTACCAGTTCATCTTGTGCTGCTTGAGATACATCAAATAATCTCATTTTGGCACGGTCAATACCTATCACGAATTTACGATTTGTTGTGGGGTCATTATATCTGTTCTTCAACTGTTTTACTAGTATTTGTCCAACTTCTTCCATCTGCTCAGTAGATATAATTGCAAACATAAGATCTGCAGTTGCAGGTAATCCGAAACTCTCTGAAGTATCTTCCAGCCCGACATCAGTACTTGAATACCCCGCTCTAGTGGTTTGGGTCGCAGAGACAATAGGAAGTTTATTTTCCACAGCAAGACCGCGGAGTTCTTCTGCAATTGATTTGATAAGCGTGTAAGAATTGACATTAGATCCCGATTTTATTCTAGAAGATGTACAAATATTTAGATAATCAACAAATATAATGTCTGGAACAAATGACCGTTTAAGATTCAATTCATTCAACAATGCACGAAAGTGATTGACATTTGCAGATGCAGTTGGATATTCTTTAATTATGAGTTTACCCTTGGTTGTCTTCTCAAGATTAGTCATCTTACTATCGTATAAATCTTTTGGTAATTCGTGAAGATCATCCATACTAACATCTAGAAGGTTTGCATCAATCCTTTCAGCAATCTTTTCTTCAGCCATCTCTAATGTAATGTATAGAACATTTTGATTTTGAGATAAACAGGATGCAGCAACATGACACATGAATAAAGATTTACCTACACCAGTACCCGCAAGACAAATGTTTAATGTTTTCTGCGGAAGACCGCCTTTGGTAATTCTGTTAAAGTAGTCGAGATCAAATGGAATCCTCTCTTCAACCCTATGATAATAATCGAACCGCTCAGCGCTGTCATCAATATAATCATGGCCAACATGAGGATCGAAAGACACAGAAAGAGCATCGGAAAGAATGTCAGGAATGGCACCCTTGTCTGCGATTGATTTGGGATTGTCGAGTATTGAGATTGACTCGACCACTGCGTTGTAGATTGCCTTGTCTTGACAGAATTTTTCTGTCGAGTCAAGTAACCATGTGAGGTCTGCGAACTCTTGAATATCTTCACTAATCGCAGTGACAAGGTTTGCAGAGTCTTTAAAATCTTCTTCTGTGATTTTTGCATCACTCAACTCAATCGTAAGGGCTTCTTTGTTTGGAAGGGAATTGTATTTCAGTATGAAATTATTTATCTGATTGAATACAATTTTATCGGAATTTTCAGTAAAATATTCATCATTTAAAAATGGTAATACCTTTCTTGCATAATCCTCATTCTGTAACAGATTCTTTAATATTGTTGTTTCTATCTTCATTGCCACCTATGTTTTGTTCTTCTATTATTTCTAAAATTGCTTTACCTAGATTTACTTCAAATATTTTACCTTGCTCATCAGTTATGACTCTTTCGCCAATATCAGATGGTGATGTTATTATATCATATCCATACTGGCATGTCAAGGTGCCATCATCATTCAGAGTGGGATCTGTTTTAAAGTCTTTGTACTTGACTATAACATGGCAAAACGGGCCTTGTTTAATTTGAATACAAAGACTATTGTCATCGGGCTCTTCTGGATTAGAGACTATATTGTACCAAGTATCTTTAAGTTTTGGAACATGAGCCTGTGGAGATAGATCAGGCATCAGCCAACCCTCTAATATCTCTGTCACCTTGAATTTTAGCATCAGGGCCACCTGCTGTGTTTATCTTTAAAGTTTGTTCAAATTTTCTCTTACTATATGGTTCTTTAAGTGTGGTGGGTTTCCATTCGCTTGCTTCTGGACACACCAAATTAAAAGATACTGCTCTTCTAATGCCTGGCCCAAAAAATGGATTTACCGAGTGTTTTAACCATGCAGGAAAAATGATAAATTTCCCTATGTCTGGAAGTTCTGTTACAACCCCCTTTGGTCTAATAGATTGATATGGATTTACATCCATGAATCCATTTTCTGCATGATGAAAATTAAAAGCACCCTCTTCATTTAAATCTGAAACTTGAGGTGGAACTTTTAAATAAAATACACCAGACATCAAACCAAAATGACTGTGGGGTGGATTATAATCATTTTCTTCGGAATCTGTTGCCCAAATCTGTTGAAGCTCTAGATTAATTGTAGCTGGATCAATATCCATGAAATATAATCCTGAATTAGACAAATAACCTTTTCCCATAGTCAAAATATACTCTGACATCTCTTTAGGTAATTTTTCAACAGGTATTAAAAGTTGTTTTCCTTTAACTTCTCTAAATGCATTTTGATGATATAACTCTTCATAGCGAGTTTCGTAAAGATCATCTATAATCTCATTCATCTTGTCAACTAATTCTTTTCGCATAGTTGAACTTGCAGCAAAATTGTATCTTTGATGAAGTTTTACTTCAGTTTCATATTGTTGTTCAGCCATTAACTTCTCCTGTTTCAGTTTCTTCTGGTGTAGTTTCTTTAGCTCCACCACCATAAGAAAATTCTGTTTTAGCAGCTTCATCTAATCTATTCATCACATCTTCAGTGAAATATTTTTCTGGATCTTTTAGTATTTGTTTTCCGTATAACTTAGCACCGTCTGGTAACTCATACCGTGTAGATACTTTCTTGAAAATCTCATACTTCTCTGCCAATTCTAAAAGACCGTAATAACGATTAAGGCCTTCATCATAACTTAGAAGTACATCAACTCTCTTGTTTTCTTTTGCAAGTCTGGACTTAAAGTTTTTACAATGAATGATGTTACCAACTACATCCGTACCGACTTTATCTTTTTTCTTGGAGAGGAAAACGATATTAGATGCTGCATACTGTAAACCAGAACCACCACCCATAATATCTTGAGGAAACATAGCCCCGACTTGTTTGTATGTGTGATTAGTCACCAGTAACGGTATTCCAGCCTTTGCAAGTTTGAGAGTCAATACTCTAAATGCACCCTTTACGATTCGTGCCTTAGTCATATCCACTTTGTTCGCACCTTCAGTAATGTCTTCAACTTCTTTGGCTGTAGATAACATACCAAGACTGTCAAGACAAAGTAAAAGTGGTGCTTCACTTTTTTCCATGTGTCTGTCTACCACTCTTGATGCTTGTTGAGCAAAGTCCTGTATCGTCGCGACTGGTAATTGAATAAATCTTGTTTTATCAATGTCTCGCTCTTCAATCATTTCGGGAGTGAGTGCAGACTCAGACTCAAAATACAAAACGCCGCCGCTAGGATTATCTGCAAGAAACTGTCTGACAATCCCAAGTATAAAGAAAGTCTTACCCGTTGCTGACTCGCCCGCGAAAGCAGTGATTTTATTGGACGGTAAACCTTTGTGAATGCTTCCCGAAATAAGTGCATTAAGTATGTAACTTCCAGTGTCAATATATTCATTTACGCTCC